CAACAGGGTCAGCAGGAGGAGAAGCAAGGTTTTGTATCTGAGCATTTTGAAGTTCAAGTTTGTTCAGATCAATAGGTGTTAGAAACTTACGTGCCATTTAATTTATCTCCTTAAGATAAAAATGCTTTTCCTGAAAACGCTGCTGAAAAAGAAACTGTTAAAGTAGACGTATTAATGTACGCAATTTCACCTTCATAGATTGTACCCGCTGAGTCTATAACAGTGACGTTTGGTTTGAAGCCTAAATTATGAGTAATTGTCCAAGAATTACTTGCCGTACCTTGGATGTGTTCGTAAGAAACTCGACTCACAGTAAAGTACTTATTTGTAACACCTTCTGTAAGATCATCGGTAGTTCCAATACCAAGACTCTGGATTGCATCTTGTACGTCTTGGATCGATACTCCGCCACCTTGAACACCTTGAATACCTTGTGAACCGATGATTCCTTGAGATCCAGAACCAACTAGACCTTGTGTGCCACGACTGCCTTGTACTCCCGTTAGACCTTGTGGACCAACAAGACCTTGCGTGCCTTGAGAACCGTGGACTCCCTGTGCGCCTGTAGTCCCGCCACCGCCACCAGAGCAGGAGCCGCACCCACAACCGTCTGGATGAAACGTGCCTTCTGGAGTAGTAATAAGGACAACGTCGTTTACCGCAATAGGTACGCTATTAGATCCTGGACGTCTGTATTGGCTCATTGACTTACCTCTGATGTCTTAAAGATTTTTCCAGAAACGTAAGTATGTGTTACGTTATCTGGGTTTGTTAATTGTACGTCATAGTAAGAAGTACTAGGCAACATACGTGTCTGATCTCCTGTAAGTGAGAGTGTCAATGTACGCAGACCGTCGCCGTCAACTGTACCGACATCAGGCATAGTTACAGTAAACTCTGTAAGAACGTATGCCGCTCCTGGAGAGACTCTGATCTGCGCTAATGGCGTTAATAAATCTACTTCAAAGTCAAGACGGATAGAGAACTCGTAGGCATCGCCTTCATAAACATTAAGATCTTGAACTACCGTAACTGGTGGCTGTACAACGTTTCCATATGTAGGTATAGGTAAATGTACACGTACCAAAGTAGATGTATCGTCAATTTCTTGTGGCTGAAATATTGGTACGTAATGATTTGTTGTTTTAGAAATTCTACGCAATGAGAATACGTCAATTTTATAAAGACCAATACCAAGTTGTGAGCATAGTTCTTTATATTGGTTCTTACGAACTTCAATCATCTGCATCAACTGACGGTATCGTTCAGATCGAGGAATCATCACACCATCAGGAGCGGTAATGTCAATATCAAATGAGGCATCTGTAGCCAAAGTGTAGAGAGCCAATGTTGATGCATAGACGATTACTGGATACTCTTCCAGTGTTGGAAGGTTAATAATGCTGACATTTCTGCCATAGGCATCAGTGTGGAATGCTGAGTGCTGCTCAAACGCATTAGAGATATACTGACAAATTTCTTGTGTCGTAAAATACTTAAAGTAGTTTCCAGCAACAATAATTACATCACCTGCTGCTGGTTTTGTATCAAAGACAATGTAGCCTGTGGCTTCTTCTACTTCTACCGTAGTAGAGACATCGTCTCCTTCTTGGTTAATGACCAAGGTAGAACCGTCAAGAGGTGAGTAAGGGATAAGGAAGCGATTGGTAGTTCCATCAGCAACAAACTGGTATACAAATGAGCGACCGATGTCACCTAGTTCGTAACGTAGGCGGTCTGCCATGCTTGTTACTGTAGCCACATAACCTCCGTAAAATACTGTAAGAAGTATCTCGTATTAATTCTGAATAAAAAGGTCCAACCCCCAACTGGGAGGAGGGCGGGAACCAGTTGAGGGTCGGACTACTAGAGACGTGCTAACTTTTAGTTAGGACGCCAAATGTAACCAAGTTGTTCTAGATATGCTGCAAGTTGTGCAGGCACTCGGTACTTAACTCCAGCCTTAAAGGTGTAGTGGTTTCCGACTCCGTACGTCATGTCTTCAACATCGGTGATGGTACGAATTACTACCATGTCACCTGCTGTAGAGACGCCAACGTTTTCAATTTCATCTAAAACAAGTGGAGCGTCTGGTTTCTTTGGGTCAAAGACATCATTTTCTAGACTCTCCGCCTCAACTTGTGCTGCAATAGAGATTTCATCTTTGCGTTTCTTAAGTTCTGCTGCGTTCTTTTTTGCTGCTGCTTCCGCTGCACGACCTGTTGCGTCAAGCGGACTTGTCTGTGTATTTGCCACGGTGTTTATTCTCCTAAGTTAGTTTGATTAAAATTGCCTGTGGCCCCAGGAAGGAGTAGGGGCCACAGGCAGTTTATTAATTTGTGTAGACTTTAACGATCGCTTGATCGGTAATTACGCCTAGACCCCAGATTGCGTACCAAGCAAGAGCGTGCTCACGACCGAAGTCAAGAACGCCACCATCACGAAGTTCAACTGGAAGAGAGATTGCGTGACCAAATGCGTTGTCACCAATCATGATTGATTCATAAGCATCAGCAGAGTTTCCTGTTGCTGATGTTAGGTAACCTGCTTCTGCTGTGTAGTTAGCAGACTCTGGGTTTCCACCTGAACCTGGGGCTGTGTTAGCCTTAACAGGAACTTCAATCTGTGAAGCAGGAACGCCTACAGCAGTTGATGTTGTGTATGTACCAGATGCAGCCAACTTACGAACCTGTGTGGTTTCGATGAATACTACGTCGTATAGACGACCGATTTCACCAAGCATGAAGTTACCTGGAGCAGCGTACTTAGTTACTTCGATAAACTCTGGGTTTGAACGAAGGTCACGAGACTGCTTAGGGTGTACGAACTGTACGTAGGTCTCACCAAGGCGTGGGATGTTCTTACCAGCAAGGGTAAGAGCAGCATCCTTGATTGCACCTGTTGTCAACTTGTGATTACCATCAAGTTGTGAGATTGCTGTTGCTGCTGTGCCTTCATCGTAGTTAGTGAAAGCGCCGCCTGTGATGCCTGTACGGTCGTAACCGAAGACAGCAGATGTTGCAGCAGAGAGCGTGTTGCGTGCCTGTACGTCTAGGTACTGTGCCATGTGGCGACCAAGTAAACGTGAAGCAGAAGCCATAACGTCATCAAATGATGCGTTAAGTAGTAGTTCTGAAACTGCTACTGCGTAGCCGTGTTCAGCAACTGTGATAGCGATCTGCTCTGCTGTGAGTGCGTTTGTTGTCATACGAACGCCTTCAGTCAACGGAGTTGGATCGATACCGAAGTTCTTGTAACGAAGGAAGTTAACACGAAGACCAGGTGCTACACCTAGTTCAGTCTTCTTTACTGCAAACTGTTCGAAACGGAGGATTGGCATTGCCTGGAACAAAATTTCTTTTGACCAGATTGTTTGAATTGCTTGGTTCAGGCTTGAATTAGAACCTGAGTAAGCGGTTGGTGCACCAGCGAGTTGGCCAGTGCCTGTAATTGCAGACGCCATTTAGGGCAGTCCTTTCTGTAGTTGGTTGAGGGTATTAACCGAAAAGACCCTGGCCTCTATTTGATGCTGCGTTGCCAAGTAGTTTGGCTCTTTGCTTCGCATATTCCGCCATATCCATTCCCCGAATTCCATCGGGGGTATACGATTTTTGTTCCGAATCATTATCGAGGGGTCCTGCGGCAGGTGCAGTTATGCGAGTTCCTGCCATTTGTTGTCTAGCACTTTGCATTGCTGCTTGTGCAGAGTTCAAGATTCGAGCAGACTTTTCTTTTAAGTTCAAGATGCTCTGTTCGACAGCCTCTTGAGTATCACCGTCAATTAAATCAATGAGTTCAGGAATGATGTTGTCACGTTCCTGTTCAAGCCGTGTCTGACGATAGTTCTGAAGTTCTTGGAACCTGCGCTCTTGGTCTAGTAGAGCAAAAGCACGTTCTCTTTCAAGACGTTCATTCTCCAATAGAGAATTAAATTCTTGCTCCTTCTTTGCGAGGAGTTCTTTAGCAGAAAGTTCAGATTCTTCTTGTTCTTTTTTAAGCGCTTCTTGACGTGATACTTCTTCAGCAATACGTGCCTCACGCTCTGCCTCTTTAGTAGATTGCTCTTCACGAGCCTTCTTCAAAGATGCAAGTTCTTCTTTCATCTTCTCCATCTGAGGATATAACTTTGCCTTCTCTTGTTCACGAGCCTTAGCAATGTCGTCTGCGCTGTACACAGAATTTACCTCATTCTGAAAAACTTCGTTTGCGGTGCCTGCTGCTTCCAAAATTGATGGAGACAATAGGTCTGCATTTTCTACTTGGTTATCCATAGTAATCACTTATCTTTCTTAGGTCGTTGTCCGAATGCCTTGCGGCGTGCCACTGGGTTATTAACAAGACAATTGCAGTACATTTGACTGCTTTTGTCTTGCTATATTCTGATAATTAATCAGAAATCTTTATTCTTTGTCTACCGTTCTGCGTTGTGGAAGTTTAGTTCCGTAGGCATCAGTAACAAGTTTGTTGCGAATCTCGGCTTCTGCTTGAACCTCTAAGCCCTTAGTCTCTTGACTTGCGGCATTCTCTGGGTTGTTCTTAGTCTCAGGCCCCATCATTCCATCGCCCATTACATCCCCATCACCTAGTTCTGTAGGCTGCATAGGGATTGCAGAGTTGCCATCAGGCCCTGGCATCATGCCAGTCATGTCCATGATCTGCTTCTGAATTTGAATCTTGACCAGTTGTAGAGCGCCATCGGCTTCAGCATCTGAGATAAGTTCTTGACGAATCTCTTGCAACTTCTCTTCTGGAAATTCTTCGCCAAGTGTGCGTAGCGCACCTTCCTTGGACTCAAGTCCCATTCCCAACTTAGTTTGAATTTCATTAAGTGCAATCAACTTATCAAGTGGAAGTGGAGGTGGGAACTGTACGTAGTTCATGTAAGAAATCGGATCATTTGGATCTAGTTGTGGTAACTGACCCTCTTTGATTGGACCGTCTTCATCTGGATTGTATGTAAATGTTAGTGGCTCTTTTAAGAACAGTGTCCTTAGAGCAAGTTCGTTGATGCGCTCTAATCCCTTGCCGTATTGAGCAACTTTCTGTGAATAACGGTTCATCAATGGCTGGTACTGAATAGAGAGAGCAACACCTGAAGTGTTAGAAATTGCTTGAACTTGACCCAGTGCGGTTTCTGGGATGTTCATAATTTCATGCATTGAGCGCTTTAATAGTTCTAGGTACTTCAAGGCTCCGTCGATTCCTTGAGCACCGCCTTCTAGGTTGAAGACTTGAGCATCTTTTGGAAGACCGCCCCAAACCTTCTTAGCACCCTTTTCAAGATTAGAGGCTTTTGCACCAACAATAACTGTCACAGGGGAAGCGTGATAGTTAATGATGTCTGCAATGTCAGTTGATATTTCATTGTAGGAGCGGTTTAGTGTGATGATGTCGTGTGCGTCTGCGAGACCCCACGGTGAACCTGAAACAGGAACATTCGGTATGTGCACCACTGGAATAAGACCAAGTGGATTTGGACGAGAGTCAATCAATTCATCATTGATGTACTCTTCGATTGTGTCGTCAGTAAGAATTTCAGTATAAGTAAACACTTGGCGTGTACCTTCTAGGGATGTACCCCAGAAACGATACTTCTGCTTAAAAC